GAGCCTATATCGGGTGAGGATTACGTTGACGCCCAGTTATCGCTGTTTGAACTGTTAGCCGCCGAAGGTATAACTTGTGACCCAGCACTCTCTCGCACCGGTCAGCCAATCTACCTTCCAAACGTACCGCCAGCCAAACGCGATGACGCAGGCAACCCTCTATTTTACCACGGCGCACGCAATCGCGGTGACGGCCTGATGGTGCCAAAGGAAAGCACAATCTGGGCAAACTTGATTTTTAGGCGGAAGAATGCCGAGATAGCTGAGCAACGTGCCGCCGCCGAGCGTGCAATCAGAGCGCAGCAACGTGAAGAAAAGCAAAATAAGTTTGGTGAGAGTGATCCAGTTGCCGAGTTTAATCGTAGCAACACGATTGCCGACCTGATGGTCAAGCATGGCTACGAGAAGCAAGGTCGCTCCGACAGCTACCGCTCACCAATGCAGACGTCTGGCTCTCACGCCACCAAAGATTTCGGCACGCATTGGGTCAGCCTGTCAGGTTCAGACATGGCGGCGGGCATCGGCCAAACCAGCGCAGAGTTCTGCTGGGGCGACGCATTCGACCTTTATTGCTTCTACGAGCATGGGAACGACATGCGGGTGGCTGTCAGGACTTACGCAGCCGAATTGCGGCCCAGCCCGTTTGAAGAGGTCAAGCAGGCGGCACCAGAGGCCGAATACGAGCCTGATGACGGCTTAGACGACTTTGACACCGTACCAGAGGCCCAGATTGCGCCAGAGGTCCAACCTAAGCCTACACAGAGGCAGGAATGGCCGACTAGGGTTTTCCGGTTCGATGAGGCAAGTTTACCGCGCAGGCAGTGGGTTTATGGTCATCACCACATTCGAGGTTTTGTTAGCGTCACGGCATCCGCCGGTGGCATAGGCAAGACTTCGCTTACTATGGTTGAGGCGTTGGCAGTTGCAACGAATCGGCCATTGCTGAACGAGAAGGTAATTCAGCAGACAAACACTTGGATAATTAATTTAGAGGACGATCTGTCAGAAATGCAATTGCGCTTGGCAGCGGCCATGAAGCATTACAAGGTCAGCCACGATGACATTGACGGCAAGTTGTTTATGGATGCGGAAGACACAATTGGCATCACGCTGGCCGCTGAGACGAGGGACGGCATCATCCAAAATGACGCCCTGCTCAACTTAATGCGCGACAAGATCAAAGCCAACAATATTGGTTTAGTCATAATTGACCCATTTGTCTCAGTTCACCAAGTTAATGAAAACTCAAATATGAGTGTGCAAGTGGTGGTCGCAATGCTGCGCAAGCTGGCCAGAGAGGCCAATGTCGCCATTCACGTCGTGCATCACGTTAGAAAGGGCAACGGCGTTGACGCTGACATCGATAGCGTCAGAGGCGCAGGCTCACTTATTGGTGCGGCCAGAGCAGCCAGAGTTATCAACCGGGTTAGCCTAGAAGACGCAACCGCGCTGGGCGTGCCGGAAGACAGCGCCAGAGGTCTGTTTAGGGTTGATGACGGCAAGGCTAATCTCAGCGCGCCAGCAGACAAGGCAGTCTACCGGCGCATGATTGGCGTCAAACTCGACAACGAAGAATACATTGGCGTGGCCGTTGAGTTCAACCTTCCAGATCAGTGGTCAGGCATGTCAACCAGTGTAGTCAACAATATGCTGGCACTCATCGACAAGGGGCCAGAGGATGGCGAGCGCTACTCAATCAGGCCGCAAGACCGGCAGCGTTGGGTTGGCCTAGTCATCACGGGTTATGTGTTCCCAAACATAGACGACGCGAAGACCAGCGGGCAAGCCAAGTCAATTCTGCGCAAGTGGATGGATGAGGGCTTGATTGAAGAGCAACAGTATCACAGCCCAAGCCAGCGCAAGGAGCGTGGCGGCGTGATGTCAACAGGTAGAGTTGGGGAGATGGGAATATGAGTATAGTTGGATGGACAGGGGACTCTAAAGATTGCTTTCACAGGTATCACGACAGAAAGGAAAAAGAAAACGCGCTTGAGTTTACTTGGTTCGCAAACAGCAACCCAAGTCTTGAGTTTTATTGGCCAAATCGTGACAAGGCTCCGTGGCACATCCAGTGCGTCACCAAGATAGGCGATGACGACGTTGAGATGAACTTCTGGCCACACAAGTCAAAAGGACAGTTTAAGTACGAGAAGGCCATTGAGCCGTTGAGCGCGTTTATCTATGAGCTAAGAAAACGGATCAATGAAGCCGAAAGAGAAGAAGATTTTGATGTCGTTGAGTAGTGCGCCAGTGGATTTTCTCAGTGGCGCACCAGTGGCGCGACTGGCGCATTTGGCTGAAAGCCGTGAAATTAAGGGTGATTCGGAAATATCGCAAACACCTTATTTATATAGTGCGCCACTGGATTTACTGAATTTCCTCCGGAAATTTACACCCAGTGGCGCACTTTGTCAAGACGCAGGTCTAAAAAGAGTTGGCCAATGCCAACACTCTCTTTTTTTGAGACGACCAGCAGCGCCATTGCCGGGGCTTTCTTGGCTGACGCCAAGCCCCGTCAAAGTCGCAGTTTTGCGTCCTTGCTTCGGTTGGCAGGGTTGGAATAGGTTAAAAGGGTTGGTCCACAATGGTTAATAAAGTTAAAGCAGGAAAGCCAAAGTCGGCATCAGCTAAAGCGGCGATGGCCAATCGTGGTAAGTTTGAAAGTAAGCACACTAACTACGGTGAGCCGGTCCACTACAAGGTAGCAGCGGCAGTGGTCCCGTTTAGTGCCGCGTCGGCTAAGGCGGCAATGGTCTGGGGTGATACGCTGGTTGAGAGTGTGCCGCCAGCTTACGCGCTGCGCTACAGAGAGCTGAAGGGTGATCTGGACGCCGCCATGATGACAGACAATTACACGCTCTGTGCGGAGTTGGCTGCGTCTCTCATAAAGGCGCTCAAGATGATGAATGAGAAAGCAAGGGTCGACGGCTTCAAGCCGCCGCAAGTTGATGGCCATATCGTTGAATGGGGCGGCAAGATATATTGCTTCCTCGCCAGCGGTGATCTGGCCGCAGTGCGCAAGGCTAGGCCGACGTGGGCCGTGTATCATCTGAGCGACGTGTGCGCCGTCCTAAGCGTGCGCACAGACGAGATGATGGCCGCAGTGGTAGACAAGTTTCCCAACGCCAAGATTGTTGACGTTAGGTTGTATGATGATGAAATCCCATTTGGGCATGATTGAAGGAAGATAAGATGAAACGTGACGAAATACTCAAGAGCGCCGGTCACTTGATAAGCAAGGATCGACACGACACATACGGAGACAGCGCGACGTCTCACAGCCGCATAGCTGCGTTCTGGTCAACTTATCTAGGCGTGGAGCTTAGCGCAGTTGACGTGGCATCCATGATGGTGCTGATGAAGGTCAGCAGAAGTATTGGCGGGTCAGCCTCGCCGCATCTCGACAACTTCGTGGATATTTGTGGGTATGCGGCGTTGGCCGGTGAGATGGCCGCTGACAGCTCAAAGGATGCCGGGTGAGCCTAAATGCAACTGAGGTTGATTTCTGGGCGCAGTTGCGCTTAGACTGAGGCTGCGGGCTATGTTCTCCCGGTAGCCCGACAACTCTGCCCCTGATTGCGTCAAGTGCAGTCAGGGGCGTTTTTTTAAGGGGAAGCCGATGGCGTACCGAATAGAACTGAAGATGAGCCTGAACTGCGACGACAGCGACGAAGCTGAACTAGAGCTGGATGAGTTAGCTGAATATATTGGCGGCAGGCTGGTTGATGGGTCAGACTATGATCGTGTCATACAAGCAATGGTCGAGGCAATCGTTGAGCTGCATAGCGTTGATGATGGCGACACTGTCCACTGATTAGTTGGGTAGGTTTTTAAGCTCTGCGCGAGACACAGTCACATTGCAGCGCGCATCTGCTCGCGTAGCAAACAAGGCGAGAAGGTGTCAACATTGTGGCAACAATAAGGCAAACACTGTGACGGCGAGGTGTTATCATACCCCATAAATGTTATGTCATTGTAATCATTGCATATTAAATTTAACATAATACGCGTTATACGTCTTAGCTGGCGGATGAGGCAAAATGCCCCCCCCGGGGTCAGGATTTCTGCCGGGTGTGCGTGTGTAGAAAAGCACGCACACGCGGCCCACATTTCACCCAGAGCGTTGGCCCCTACCCCCACCCCTTGCCAACCAACACATAACCAGCGTAAAATTTGAAAACTTTGGAGAAAGCAAAATGGCGGGCAAACCTTTACGAAAAAAAATTCTAACTGACATTGCCCAGCGCGGTGGTGCTGAGTATTTGTTTGAAGAGCTGGCATCGGGCAAGACGATGACGAAGCTGGCGGAGGGTTACGGGTGCAGCCGTGAATACTTCAGCAAGACGATACACAGCATGCCTGAGTATGCGGCGGTCATTGGCAAGGCTAAGAACGCTGCTGCTGACGCGCTGGTTGAGGAGGGCTTGGGCATGGTTGACGCGCTGGATGGTGGTAGCTCTATGTCGGAAATATCTGCCACACGCGAGAAAGTCCAGTGGCGCAAGTTTATGGCTGGCTCGTATAATCAGGAGCGCTACGGCAACCGGCCACAGACGAATGTCACGATCAGCGTGAGCGACATGCACCTAGACGCGCTCAGAAAAGTCAACTCTGATCTTGCTGGCATTGATAAGTTTGACCGTGAGCGCGAGGCATTGGCCATTGACGCTGAGTGTGAGGACGTCACAGATGAATGAAGCCAACCCCCTAGAAGAGTTTGTGCTGCGTTACCGTGACGACCCAGTTTTATTTGTGTCTGAGGTGCTGGGCGCGACGCCGCATGACTATCAGGCTGAGTTTCTGAACGCTGTCGCCGCTGGCGAGCGCAAGATCAGCATCCGCAGTGGCCACGGCACGGGTAAGTCAACGTCGGCCAGTTGGGTTATGCTGTGGTTTGTCTTGCTGCGCTTTCCGAATAAGGTTGTGGTGACTGCGCCGACCAGTGGTCAGCTTTTCGATGCTTTGTTTGCTGAACTTAAAAGATGGATCAACGAGCTGCCGGATCAATTGAAGGTCTTGCTGACGGTTAAGTCGGATCGAGTTGAGCTGTGTGCCGCGCCATCTGAGGCGTTTATATCGGCCCGCACAAGCCGCGCTGAGACGCCTGAAGCATTGGCCGGTGTTCACTCGGAGAATGTGCTACTTGTCGTTGACGAGGCGTCTGGTGTGCCTGAGAAGGTCTTCGAGGCTGCGGCTGGCTCGATGTCTGGCCACGCGGCGACGACTATCTTGCTGAGCAACCCAACGCGGTCCAGTGGCACGTTTTACGAGAGCCAAACCCGGCTGTCGGATAGCTGGTGGACCCGGCGTTGGTCGTGCATAGAAAGCCCACTTGTCAGCGATGAGTTTGTTGACGAGATGCGGGCTAGATATGGGGAAGATAGCAACGCCTTCAGGATCAGGGTGCTTGGTGAGTTCCCTCTGGCTGATGACAACACGATAGTTCCGTTTCACTTGGTTGAGAGTGCCATTCACCGGGACGTTGAGGTCACGCCGGATGTAAAGCCTATCTGGGGTTTGGACGTGGCTCGATTTGGATCGGACAAGACGGCTTTGTGCAAGCGTTATGGCAACGTGGTGACGGAGATAACAAGTTGGCAGGGGTTAGATTTGATGCAGACTGTGGGCCGGGTGATGGCTGAGTTTGAAAATTTGCCGTCAAGTATGCGGCCTAGTGAGATACTAGTTGATAGTATTGGCGTCGGCGGTGGCGTGGTTGACCGCTTGCGTGAGTTAGGTGCGCCGGTCAGGGGTATTAATGTCGGCGAATCACCGGCGATGGGCAAGACGTACATGAATTTGCGTGCTGAGCTGTGGTTTAAGACGAAGGCTTGGCTTGAGGATAGGTCGTGCAAGCTGCCGGACAACGACCAGCTCTTGTCAGAGCTGACGGCGATTAGATACTCGTTTACGTCGTCGGGCAAGATGAAGGCTGAGAGCAAGGACGAGATGCGTAGGCGTGGGTTGAAGTCGCCGGATTTAGCCGACGCATTGTGCCTGACAATGGCCAGTGACGCGGCGACGGCTTTATCCGGCGCTATGTCAAGCTGGAAAACTGCAATCAAACGTAATTTAAAGGGTATTGCATGAAACAGATTCCGTTTCACAAGTTATCGCCAAAAATGAAAAATATTCGCATGAATAATTGGATCAAGACCTACATCGGGCGTGGGTTGGATTTAGAGGATGCTCAGTATGCTGCTCGCTGGCGCGCTGGTCATTGGAAGCTGTCTGACCGCATGAAAAAGGTTATGGATGGCTTAGAGGATGTGTGATATTGCGGGTAATACTTGCTCCGTGGTCATTGTAAAATAAATGTGCTACTGTGCTGGAAAAATAGAGGACTGTTTGTATGGCTGGACCAACGTATCAGCAAGACCCTGATGAGATGCGTTACTGGCGGGAGCAGGCAAGCCCGTTTCGGTTTATTTACGATGCGGCGAGGGCGCGTGACGCTGAGCTGTCTGCGTCTGGCCGTAGACCTATTTTTGGCGGCTTGTTGTCAAAGGAAGAAGGGTCCCGTGGCGTCTCGACTAGTGAATTTGAAGTCGACAACAATCTTGGCGGATTTTTAGCTGGATTACTTGCCCCGGTATTAAAAGCATTTGACGCACCATATTCAGCATCTCAGGGGCTTATCCCAGAGAAAGACCTTATCCCAGAGGTTATGGGTGCTGCTGGTTTAGCTATGGGTGGCGGCGCTGCTAGTAATTTAAGGAAAGGTGGCGGATTAGACCCCGCAACCCCAACCTCTAATTTCGGGGAAGATTGGTCTGATGTTAATCATTGGTCGCAATCAAATAATTATTTTGATGATTTCGATTTTAATAAAATGAAAACTGGCACAAGCAATCTTGGGCCGCACGTTGGAACCGCTGCTGCTGCTGAAGCTAGAAAGCTAGGTGTTGAAGGCCAAACCGGCGGATTAACTTATCCGCTCAAGGGCGATTTGAGAAAGCCTTTCAACAATCCAAAAACTGGACGCATTTGGGAGGAAGCTGATCTTGAGGAATTTCTCTCTAATGTAGCTGATGAAAATAATCTAGATAGATCATTAGAGGCTCCTCAGTTTATGAGGCAACGTCTTGCTGCGGAGGGTTACACAAATATCCCTTATAAAAACGGCGTAGAGGATATTGACAGCACAAGCAACATTATGCTGATTGACAGGCCCAATAAAAGTGACGCCGTGTTAAGAAATGACGATGCAAGATTTGACAACTCAAATAGAAGCTTGCGAAATTTGTCGTTTGCAAACAAATCCGCTTCTGGGGGATTATTATCTGCCGCCGCTGCGGATGAGCTTAGGTCAAGCAACGTGCCGCGCCAGATGCCGTCAAATAACGTGCTTGCCCCGGTTGACAGGTTAACTCCTGAACAGCTTGCCGCTGCCGTGCCATTTGAGAGGACATCTGGGTTTGCTGAGCCGCGTGCCGGCGGTGGTCGAGCTAAAGACCCAGCTTTATTCACTCCATTTTCATCTAAAAAGCAATCTGGCGTTGCGCCTAGTGATTGGTCGGTTTCTGGCCGCAGGCTAAGTTCTGAGACAGAAGCGCCTCAACTTAAAAGCGCTGAAGGATTACAGGACGCTGGTTTTACCGATATGTTTGGCTTTGTTGCTGACAGCACAATGGGCGACACAATTTTTGACAGAATTAACGATGTAGAGCTTCCAAGATCAGTTATGCAGCAAGGTGGCCACGAATTTGGCGACAACATTGACGGGCGCGGCTTTGCTTCGGATGACGTTGCGTTAGGTACAAAGGAAAAGGTTTGGCGCAAAACTGTTGAGGAAGGCGGACGGCCCGTAGTGACGCCTATGACAATGGGTACGGCTGGCGGCGACTTTAGTATGCACGAAACGATGAACCTTGCCCAGCTTATTGCCGCAATGGCCGATAACATTGACCCAAATTTTGTGCCACTTCGCGGTGCTGCTAAAAATAACGAAAGGTTTTTGCCAGAAGGCATGGGCTTGCTTAGTTCAGAATTACCGGCTTATCTTTCAAATTTGAAAGGTGGCGACCGCGCGGCCTTTGTAAAATCTTTGGACACGGCCCCAGCACTTAACGCTGGCGTTCCAAGTGTCGGCGCGGTGCGCTGGGCATCAACGGCCCCTGAACTTGCTGGCCAGCCACTTCTGAGCAGCGGCTTTAGGGCATTTGAACCTGAAACCGGCGGGTTTTTTAACTACGGCGATACTCACGCATCTTATAATGCGACTATTCCCAGAGTTGGCGGAAATATGACAATGGGTGAAACTCGTCCTTGGTATTTGCAGTTTCCTGATGAGGCTTACCCAAAAATGGTTGCCTCTACCCCTAAAGGGTCAAATATGTTAAAGACAGAGGCTCTACCTAAAGACATAAGGGGTTTCCAGATGAACCCCAATATGTCTCAGAAAATTGATAACCAATGGGTTGACGCGCAAATGACTTATGACGAAATTTTGAGAAATCAGGGCAAAGAGGCCGCAGATATGTATGCACTAGACGCGCTGGTCAACCGCGCACAAATGTCGGGGAATTACTAATGGCAATCACAACATACGCAGAGCTGCAAACCAGCATAGCTAATTGGCTTAACCGCGATGACTTAACAACGGTTATTCCTGATTTTATTTCATTAACTGAGGCCAGCATTAATCGTGACTTGCGGCATTACAAAATGATTAACCGCGTGGATGCTACGTTGGATAGTCGGTATGTGCAAATGCCTGCCGATTGGATTGAAACTGTGCGGTTTGGCATAACATCCGGCACGACTTACAGGATTGAGTTGATTTCGCGCGATGATATGCTTGAGTATCGTCAAAATAATAACGACACGTCCGGCATTCCGCGTTTTTACGCAAACATCGGCGACACGATTGAAGTTTTCCCAACGCCTGATGCTGATTACCAAATGCAGCTTCAGTATTACGCCAAGACGCCTGCGTTAAGTGCGAGCAATGCGTCCAACTGGCTTTTGACTACTGCGCCTGACATTTATTTGTATGGCTCGCTTATTCAGGCTGCTCCTTACTTGAACGATGACGCTAGAACACAAACATGGGCTGCGCTTTACTCGTCGGCCATGCAATCACTGCAAAAAGCTTCAGATGACACTAGATTTGCGGGTTCGGGTATCCGCATGCGGGTCACTAGCTATTAAACAAAAAGTGGTGTAAGTTGCCACCAGATATATCTAACGGAGAAATCCATGTCACTAACAAACGCTTTTGAGACAAGCACTCTCAAATATTTATTAACTACAGATACTGTTACCCGGCCTACGGCTTGGTACATTGGCTTGTTTACGTCTGATCCAACTGACACTGGTGTTGCTGGGACTGAAGTTTCTGGCAGCGGTTATGCTCGCACGGTTGCTGCGTTTACGGTTACAACTGACACTGCTTCAAACTCTGCTTCGATTGAGTTTCCAGCGGCTTCTGGCGGTAACTGGGGTACAGTGGGCTGGATCGGCATTATGGACGCGGCTTCTGGCGGCAACATGATTATTCATTCTGCTTTGACAGTTGCCAAAGCTATCAATGATGGCGATGTGTTCCGTATTCCAACGGGTGACTTAGACATCACGGCAAGCTAATGTCTTTACGCTCCACATACGGCTCTGGGGATTTTACCTCTGGGCTGTACGGAGAGCCGGAGACGACGCAGGCGGCGGCTTCTGCGTCTATTGGCGTTTCTGTTACAGCCTCTGCCGTCACTGTCGTGTCGGCGGCGGCTTCTACGTCCATAGGCATTGTTGCGTCTGAGCCGACTGGTGTTCGCATTGTTGACGCGGCGGCAAGCATTAGCCTTGGCGGAATTGCCAGCGTATCTGCTATCACTTACGAGGTTATACCGGGATTTAGACCGGGTTACGGCCTTAACACTTACGGCTCGTATATCTACGGCGAGAACCAAAGCACTGAAGATGCAAGCGCGAATACAAGTATTGCGTTTGCTGCAACTGCTGCTGGTCAAGTTACTCGAAATGTTTCGGCATCTGCGGCGGTTATATTTACGGCAACGTCAAACGGCGTTTACGATGTAGTTGCCTCTTCTACCGCTGCTATTTCAATTTCTTCTAATATAGAGTATATCAGGATTAGAAACGTTGCGGTTTCCGATAATCTTGGGTTTACGCCTGTTGTAAATGCACGATACAAGTGGGAAGACGCACCCGACCCGACAACTACATGGACAGACGCATCTGATCCATCAACTACTTGGACAGAAGCAGACTATTTAGAGAGGGCCGCGTAATGGCTACGAACACAACCAATTATAGCTGGAGCAAGCCAACAGTCGGTGGCGACGAGGATGCTTGGGGCGGCTTTCTTAATGGAAACTGGGATAGCTTAGACACGCTGCTTGGCGGCGTTACTAATACTGAGTTTGAAATTCTTGACGGGGCTACCCTTACCACGATTGAATTAAACTACATGGATGGCGTTACATCTAATGTTCAAACGCAGTTAAACGCAAAAGGTACGGTGTCATCACTGTCAGACCTTAGCGTAACGGCTACATCTACCGAATTAAATTATGTTAGTGGCGTAACTTCCGCCATCCAAACGCAGATCAACACAAAGATTACGGCTGACGTAACAGGCGAGTTTATAGCTGATAGCTACAACGAAACATACGCCGCTGTCACATCCACAAGCAACGCCACCACAGTTAACTGCGAGACAGGCAACACGTTCAGCCACACACTGACAGAGAACACCACATTCACATTTAGCAATCCACCAGCGTCTGGCACGGGCTACACCATGTCCATTGAGATTATCCAAGATGGGTCTGCGTCTGGCTTCACAGTTACATGGCCTGCATCTGTTGATTGGCCCGCTGCTACTGCTCCTACCCTGACAGCCACAGCTTCAGCTAAGGATGTGTTTGTGTTCACCACCCGTGATGGTGGAACTACATGGTATGGATTTACTGCTGGTCAGGCTCTAGCATAAGGAGTTTGAATAATGGCTACTAAAAAGAAAATGCTCGAAGCCGCTGCTGGTGGTGCTGGTGGTGCTGGCCTTGATATTACTGAGGTGTTCAGCACTTATTTGTATGATGGTACGGGTCAAGCACTAGCGATTAACAACGGCATTGACCTTGATGGCGAAGGTGGTTTGGTTTGGGGTAAAAGCAGAACAGACAATGGTGTTCATAGCTTGTATGACACGGAAAGAGGGGTTCAAAAACCACTTTTTTCAAATGCTACCAACGCTCAAGGTGATGATAGCGGTGGAGGGTCTACAAATGGTTTATATCAATTCAATAGTAATGGCTTTAATCTTGGGGCTGATTGGGCTGGGAATATAAATGTATCTGGTCAGGATATGGTCTCTTGGACATTTCGGAAGGCTGAGAAATTTTTTGATATTGTTACATATACTGGGAATAGCACAGAAAATAGAAAAATATCTCATAATTTAGGGTGTGAAGTTGGGATGATTTTTGTGAAACGTACCAGTAGCGCCCAAAAATGGGTAGTCTATCATAGGGGTAATACTGCTGCACCAGAAACAGAAGTGCTTTATCTTAACTTAACAGACGCAACATCTGATTTAGGGTCTGCTTGGCATGACACTGCGCCAACATCTACTGAGTTTACGTTAGGAGATCAGGTAGGTGTTAATAAAAATGGCGAAACCTACGTTGCCTACCTATTCGCACACAACGATGATGACGGTGGGTTCGGCCCTGATGGCGACCAAGATATTATTAAGTGTGGTAGTTATACGGGTAATGGTTCTACTGATGGCCCTGTGATTGACTTGGGGTTTGAGCCTCAGTGGGTGTTGATAAAAGCTGCAACAAGGCCCGGGGGTGAAAACTGGGTCATATAT